TTAGTTGGTAGTTGTATTTTTGTTTTTTATTCTAGCTTGACTAAATTTGTAACCATAATTGAATTTATTATTTGTTGCGGATTTTATAGATGCAACAATAAAAAATCCAGTATATTTATTCATTTTAAATTTCGGGATTAATTTTTCAACATGATCTGATGCAGAAAACTTAGTCCATTGATAATGAACATGTCCATTAGTAGCACTATCAATAACTATAACATTTTCTTCTTCAGTATAATATTTGTAAAATCCATCCACGCCCATGAAATTAGATTTTGTAGTTATATATGGATATGGAAACATTGTTTCATTTTTAGTTTGGAGTTCGTTTAATGGTGTAGTTTTAGTTCCAGTTACTTCAAATAAGTCATTTAATTGGTATTCTCCCCATGTTTTATCTTTTAGTTCTTTAATCATATTATAGTTACTCCTTAAATAAATAATCTTTTTCTTTTAATATCATTTCAAATTCAAAAGTTAGATATTCATGCATTGTTTCTTTGAAAAAATTTTGTGAGGGAATATTGTCATTGAAATAATAAAATGAATGTAACCATTCATCAGTTGGTTCTATTGTAGATTTTACCATGAATTTAGTTGGCGCATCAATTTGATCTCTCCAACATTGCAATAAATGTTCTTTTCTTTCGATAGCTCTTTCTGTTTTTATAATTCCCACATGTTTACTTAATTCGTAGCCATCATCTTCAAAATTAATGAACTTACATCTTTTATCAATTGGATGTGCTTTATTTGCAGTGAATATTGCAATGCAGGGTATAGTCCCAATTCTATAAAATGTAGTGTCTCCATCGAGACTTATAACTCCTTCCAAAGTATGTTTTTTAAGTATTTCTTTTTTAATGGATCTATCTTCTTTATTTTTACCAACCATGGCAGATTGAGGCACTATCACGGCACAACGTGCATTATCATCTAATGAATCAAGCAAATGTTTAACAAAGTTTATTTCAGATAAATGTGCAGTCTCTTTATTTTTCTTAGTGAATATGGAGGATTCATCATACCTACTGTATATTTATTTTCTTTTAACTTTTGAGAATCTTGTTTTAGGAAATCTGCACAAATTAAGTTTGTTTTACCATCACCTCTTAACACCATATTTGTAGTTGCTATTGAAAACATATTTTCTCTTATTTCAATACCATGGAGATTATTTTGTTTTATATAATCACGATCATCATTAGTTTCAACTGCCTCTAACATCCGATTCATTGCTGAGATTAAAAAGCTTCCTGTACCGGCACATGGATCTAAAACTTTATCTTTAGGAGTTATTTCTAATATTTCACAAAATAATTCTGTAATATGTTTTGGAGTGAGTACAATTCCTAATGTTTGTCCATCACCTCCACTATATTTAATGAATTCTTCATAAAAAAACCCTAATATGTCTTCATGGATTGTTGAGATTGCTGGAAAAATTTTATCTTTAATATATTCTGTAAAATACTTTAAAGGTGTTTTACCTAATGTTTCATCAATTTCATTAAGATTGGGTCTATCTTTAATAAAATTAAATTGGTGCATTATAGCTTCTATTTTTGTTTCTACTTTTATTCTTTGTAGATTACAACATACTGCATCGTTTATTATTTTTCCATCATTATTAATTTCATCAGCATTAAGTGATTGATCTATGTTTTTATTTTCATTCAATGCGAGTAATATTGCTGAAACAACTAATGGTTTTTCTGAATCACTTATACTACCTCTAGATGTTAGAAGTTCATTTAATTCTTTTGATTTTTCTAACACTTCTTCTATTTCTATAACTTCTGCTGGAGTTTCATTTAATATAATCTCTTTATAGTATTTGTCTATATTATTTTCATTAAAGTTTTCAAAGTTTTCAACTTCATCAAGTAATTGATAATCATGTTCATCTAAAAATATGGGTCTTATTATGTGGTGTTTTTCATCACCACTACAACCAAAAGCAAAAATCTTTTTAAAATTGGTATTTTTGATTATATGTTTAGCATAATGTACTGCACCATTTTCAGCATAATCATTTATTGCTTTTGTTCTTAAATCTAATTTATTTGGATTTTTTTCACAATATAATGCTTGTTTATTTGTTTCAGCTTTGTCTTCAATAACTATTATAAAATCATTGGATTTTCCAACAAATTCTGGAAATCCTACGGAGTTAGTGCCTTTTTTAGATGCTGTTTTTAATGCTTCATTAATTTCTTTTATATTGCTTTCATTGGCTTTAAAATTTATTTTTGCACTATCTAATAATCTTGCTATAAATAAATCAGTATTTTTTTCATTAACCATACTTACATTCTCATTGAATTATTAATATTACTATTTTTGAAGTTTTATTTATTTACACTAATATATTTTCCTTTTATTTTTTTATCATTTTTTGTACAGTTTAGTATTTTTTATACTTTTTTTTAAATTGTTGTACCATGTGTTTTTGGACTTTTCACTATACAATTAACTATTTTTTATTTTATTTTATTGAATAATGTTTAAAATAATTAAAAGAAAAGGTTTAAATATTTAATTAACTAATATACTAATCAAGGAAGAAAAAGCCTATGTCAAAATATATTTTTGCAAGTTATGATAACCACAAAAAAGCACCAATCCCAAGATTAATCTAGCGAGATTACCATATGTCATGGAACAGATCACATTATGACTTTGGTCATTATGGAGGGCGAAGTGTTATTGGTCATCGTAAATACAAAGCAAGATATTTATAAATTTTGATAATTTAGATATATTTAATATAATTTAAATATATAAATATCCAATGTAGAGTAATAATAAAAATACTTAAGATATTATGAGAGTTGAGAAATATGATTGCCAGAGCGAAAATAAATCCAAAAATGATGGAATGGGCTAGACTTCATGCAGGATTTACAAATGGCTATGAAGAGGTTCTACCACTTGAAATAAAAAATAGATATGAAAAATGGGAAAATGGTGATGTTTCACCAACATGGAAACAATTAAGAACTGCAAGTAAAAAGTTTAATTTACCTACAGCATTCTTTTTCATGAAAAATCCACCCATGTTTGATGATTCGCCTAATTTAATAAATTATAGAAAGTTAGACATAGATTCTATTTATCAATCAAATTCTCCAGCATTAATTGAAAATATTCATAAATCAGAAACAAGGAGATTAATATTCATGGAACTATCCGAAGAATTAGGTGAAGATATATCCAGTTTTAATGTTCCTGTATTAGCTCATAATAAAAAAGCATTTTCAGAATACATTCGTGAAATTTTAGATGTTTCTATAGAAACTCAAAAATCATGGATGAAAGAAAAAAACATTATTCTTTCTTAAATAATTGGAAAGAAATAATCACAAACAAATTAGGAATATTAATATTTGAAACTGAAGGTGTGGAAATTGAAGAAATGAGAGGATTATGCATACTACATGATAAAATCCCAATTATATTGTTAAATGGTAAAGATGAACCTAATGGTAGAATATTCACATTATTCCATGAATTAACACATTTGCTACTTGGAGAAAGTGCAATTTGTGGAGATGATATGAATAAATCAATTGAAATCTTCTGCAATTCAGTAGCAGGAGAATTCCTTGTACCTGAACATGATTTACTAGAAAATATTAACAACTCTGATTTATCTGATGAATCATTAAAAGGATTATATAATACATATGGAGTTAGTGAATATGTAATATTAAGAAGATTATTTGACCTTAATAAGATTACTAAAACTGAATATGATTCTAAAATCGACCACTACATTAATTTCAATACTAATACAGATGACGAATCCAAAGGATTTTACCTTTATAATATGGTTAAATATAATGGAAGACCTTTTTATTCGTTAGTTTTAGAGGCTTATGATTATGGGATTATAAGTTCATTAGAATTCTCAAAATATACTAATCTTGGTCAAAAACAAATCCCAAAATTACAAGAGATTTTATTTGGAGGAGAACAATGAGTAAATATATCATTGATTCATCCTCGTTAGATGAATTAGAAGATAAATATCCAATGGATATTTCTGTTTTTGAACCAATTTATTCTAAACTAAATCAAATGTTTGAAAATGGAAATCTATTTTCAATTAGAGAAGTTTATGAAGAATTAAGAGATTCACAAGAATATTGGGATGATTATGAAGAATGTTTTAGAGAATTAACTGAAAAAGAATCTGAAAATGTTACTGAAATTTTAGATTCAGAAGAATTTTCAGTTTTTGTAAATTGGGGATTAAAAGAAAATGATGGGCATTGGGCGGATCCACATTTAGTAGCATGTGCAATGGAAGATTCTAATTTAGTGATTATATCTGAAGAAAGTTCACGAAATAAACCTCAACGAAAAATACCTTATGTCTGTAGTAAAAAAGGGATACGTTGCATAAAATTGTTAGAATTTTTAAGAGAAATTGAAATATTATAAATATCTGAAAAAATAAATGTAATTATGATACGAGGGGTCGTAGGTACTGGCATACCTCGCCCTCGTACAGTTACTTAAAAAACAAGTTACCTACAAGGGATAAAATGAGTTCAAGTAACCAATATTAATTTATGGTTAAAATACTATATAACTTTTTGGAGATAATTATTAGTATAAATATTAAATATTTGAAAGAACAAAATTAGCAATATGTAACATTCGTGATTATGAGTAGGATCATTGGTGTTGGAGCACCTCACCTTCTCAAAACCACAGGTTACAAAAAAACAGAACACCTAACGGGATGAAATGATTTCAGTAACCAATATTAATTTATGGTCAAAATACTATATAACTTTTTGTTATATAGTCGCTGACGAAAAGCGAAGTTTAAAATACTTAGCGGAAGCTATAAACAAATTTTATTACTTTTTACAAAAAAATATAAAAAAGAATTATTCTTTTTTACACACTGTCATAGTATCATTTTTAAAATCAATTTCCCAAATTAATGTGTCTCCTTTTTTTAAATTGAAAAAGTCACGTGCAGTTGATGGAATTGTGGTTGTTAAAGACCCAGCAACCTTTTGGATTTTTGTTTCATATTTCATATCAAAATTCTCCTTATTTTTATTAAAATATATATGTTTTAATTTTTATTTAAACTTATCTTTATATTATTCTTTAAAGAATAAAAATTTAATTAAAATAGGAGGTGAATAATTATGACAGTCAATTTATTAAAAAAAATAGAACATGAACTAACATGTATTACAGGTTTATATGCAGCAGATAATCTAGAATTTAATGAAAGTTTCCAATTAGATTATAATGAATTAATAAAAATGATAAATGAAAAAATAAAAGAATTGGAGACTCAAAAATGAGATCCTCCAATTGAGTTCATTCTAATTTAGTATATGGATATTTGTCCTTAATGTTATTATGGAAATATTTGCCTTTTGAACTAGCAGCCATTAATCCATCATAAACATCTTGAGGAACATTGTAATATTCATAAAGGCCACTTTTTAAGAATTTAATTCTCAATGTTTCTGTTGAAGGATCATAGCCTACAGATTCTAAATTACTTGAACTTACTGGTGTCATAATCATTTTTTCACCTCCTTTTTATTGGGTAGATATATAATATGTAATTAAAAATATAAAAAGTAGTGATAACTATATAAATATTTATTAATAGAAATATTTATATATAAGTTAATACAACAATATATATTAAAGAATTAACAAAGAGTTGGAGCTCAATGTTAATCTCTTAAAAAAAGTCCTAACGGGATGAATAGAAATGTTAGATATAGTAGAAATGGGTGAGGGTACTGTTACTCTCAAAAAAGAAGACTATGAACGTTTAGTCTTGGAACGTGACGAATACAAAGCTATTTGTCATGAGTTTAGTAGAATTAAAAAGAACTTGGATTCTAAAATTAAGGGTGGTGTCATTAATGAGTAATGACACTGAACTTAAGGAAATTACTGTTTGGATTAATCCTGATTTTGATGAGATCCAAATGGGACAAATAGTGGCAACCACCACTAGTGAGTTTGATTTTAATGGTGTTACTCATGTTTTTGATAAAAGTGCTACTACTGGTGTAAATGTACTTGTTGAACACATTGGTGAAGATTATTCTGAATACATCCCTGAAAAGTCATGTAATGGTGGTTGTTATGGGTATGATTATTGGAAAGTACATCGTGTACTTTCTAATTCTCAAACTGTTAATGTTGAACAGTTAAAAACACGTTATAGGGGTCGTAATTATAAGTATGAGCAGACTCAGAGAAAAGTTGCTGATGCTTTAGGTTGGACTAGTTTTTATGAAATTACGCCTGTAGAGTTGAAAAATGTGGATCCAGTTTATTTAAAAAAATTAGATCCAGAACTAATTTTAGAATTAACAAAAACATATAATGAGTCTCGTGAGGCTTATTGGGAGTTACACGAGGCTGAGTGTGTGCATGATGGTCGTTTGGATTATCATTCTGCTTGTAAGAAAACTTATGATTTTCTAGATAGTATGGCTTTTGAGGAGTCTAGTAAATGGTTGTTAAGTCATGGTTTGAACACTTTGACTTTGACTCAGAAGTTATTAGAGGATCCTAATTTTTTAGAGGATGGGGGTTTAATATGATTAGTACTGGTGATTCTGAGATGGATTATGTCATCAAAACTTTAGATGATAAGGGTTATGGTCCATGTAACATTAAATTGGACTGGATTAATGAACATCCTTTTATAGTTTTGTATTGTCTTGAGGGTGTTACTGAGTTAGTTCAGAAGTTCAATTATTTGGGTGTAGGAGTATTGCCTATTAAAGATTCTTATACTATGGGTGTTCCTGGAATTAATTTAAACAGGAATATTTCTAAAGTAGTTGAATATGTGGATCAAATCACTAACAAAGGTGAAGATCCTAAAATGGATGGTGTTAAATCAATTGAAGATGTTAAAGTTTGGTTGAAATTACATTATCCTCATGATATTCAGGACTTATTAAATATGGGTATTGATAATGATATTGGGATCATTAATGTGTTAAATCATAAGTACCAGTTGGGGCTTATGGAATTAACTACTAATGGGATTATTTCTGATTATGTAGATGTTGAAGGAGTGATTGTATGATTGCTTTCTTTTTAGGTTTAGTATTTTTGGGAATTTTTGCAGTGGTGTTTTATATTTTTTATAGTAATCATGTTTCTGTTCTTAAAGCACCGTTAACACATCGTAAATATTCATGGAAAGATATTGTAGCAAGTAATAAGGATTTGTTACCTGCTGTAGTGTTGGTTTTTGTTATTTTTTTAATTATTTTAGTTATGGTGGTTACTGGTGTTGGTGCTACTGAATCTAATACTTATTACTACCATTTAGGGGGTAGTTAAAAATGTTGAGTTTTAAAATGGATAAACCTGGTGAACGTAAATTAAAAACATTAATTTATGGTCTTGATGGTGCGGGTAAATCTACGGCGGCGGAATTATATTGTAAGAAAAGGGATTTGCATCCTGTATGTGTTGATATGGATGATACGAATTATACGGATGTTCCTAGAGTGGATGTTGATTGGAAACAGGATAGGGATGTAGTTAATGGAATGAAGGAAATCATCAGGGATATTCAAAGAGATGAACATTTTGATACTTTAATTATTGATGGTTGTGGAACATTATCTAATCTTTTAATTCCACCAATAAAAGAATCTCAAAGGGCTTATTTGTTACGTACTCAAAACTTTAAAAAAATTTGGAAATGTATGTTAAATAGTGATATTAATATTATTTTTATAGGTCAAAAGGATTTAATTGTTACTGAGGAAAATGATTCATCTAAATTTGCAGAAATGATTAATAATATGGTGGATTGGAAATTTAGGTGTTATCGTAATGGGTCTGCTTTTAAAGTGGAATGTACTAAATGGAGACGGGAAAAGGAGGAGTTATATTGAATCCTCCTTTATTAATTACTACTTTTGGTAGGGCGAAAGTTGATACTAGTGGTTATTATCGTATTACTTCTCGTAGAGAAGGTAATCATCTTAAGTTATTACATCGTTTAATTTTTGAGAAATTTCATGGGGGTATACCTGAAGGTTATATTGTTCATCATAAAGATGGTGATAAATTCAATAATTGTATTTTGAATTTAGAATTGCTTAGTTTAAGGGAACATATAATTCATCATGATAAAGGAAATGATGCTAAACATAGGAAAATTTGTCTTGCAAGAAACAATACGGGGTATCGAAGGGTATCTATTAAAAAGTGTGATTCTTGTAAACAAGGATTCATTTATTATTATCGTTATTATGATGATGAGGGTAATCATAAATCAATTGTTTCTGTTAATTTTGATATATTAAAAGAAAAGGTGCTTTCTAAAGGTTTATTATGGGAAAAATTTGAAGATTCAATTTGTGAGGAGGTTTAAGGATAATGGTTAAGTATTTGTTAAATGGTTTTAGTTTTAGCATGCCAAGACCTGAATCAGGTTTGTTGGTGTGGCATAGTTTAACTGAGGAGGAATTCCTGGAGCAGACTAGGTATAATAATGTGATTTCTTGTATTGGTCATAAAGACCTAGCACGATTATTAAATGTAGAGTATAATCGTGAATCAATCACTTTAAATGTAGGGGATGTTGCATATATTGTGTACTTGAAGGGTGGTCGTTTACCTGAGGGTGCTAAAACATTACCTGATGGAGTGGAGTTGGGTTTTAATTGTGTTAAAATTTTAGAGGAGATTTAGCATGTTGACTCAGAAGTTAGTTAATGTTCAAAAAAATTTAATGGGGATCCATATTAAGAGTACTGCTCTTGATACTTTAATCCCTTTAATTTTTAAAGAATGTGTCAAGGAAAAAGTAATGTTTTATTTTACTTTTGTGGAAAACACAGCTATATTAAAGTTACGTGATTTAGAAAGTGAAAATAAAGAATTAAACATTAGACTGTATCATGAAAACATTACTGAATATGAGACTCTTAAAAAAGCATTATTAATAAATGCTTTTTTAATCACTTCTAAAAAAGAAAATTTTACCCAGTCTAAATCTTCTGAAAAAAGAATTATTTCAAGTGATACAACAACACCAGCTCCTATTCAAAGAGCAATAGAAAAAATACAAAAGAAAGGTGTACCGGTAGATCGCAGAACTATTGAAAGACACATTGATCTTGGAAGTATGGGTGCAGATGTGCGTAAAAAATGCATTCATTACTTAAAAAACATGGATGAGGGGGCATAAAATTATGTCTCTTACATCTAAAACAGTCATCAAGGATACGCAAGGGTATATTTTTAGTGTTTCTTCTGAAAGTGAAGAAAACACTGAATATACTGTAGCATATAATCATGATGATGGGTGGTTTTGTAACTGCCCACATCACCTTTTCAGAAAAGCTTACTGTAAACATATGAAAGCAGCTGCAGTTAGTGAAAATATTGTTGATGAAAATGTTTTTACAGGTGGTTTAATTGGTTAATCATACAGATTTTGATAATAAATTTGTTTTTCAAAGCATACAAAAGATGGATAAAGGTTCTTTTAGAAGGTATGTTATTCCAGAATATCTACATTCTAACAAAGGGAATTCTATTCTTCTTAATCAAGCTTATGATATTTTTAAGAATAAAGGTTCTTTTGATGGATACAGTGTTTATGAGATTGTGTTTGAATTTTCACCATTGCCTTTTAAAACATTTGGTGATATTGTTGTGCGTTTTGATAAAGATTTTCTAAAATGTGAAAGTTACATTACTAATTTAATTAAGATTATTGATGTTATGGGGCTTTTTTTAAATTTAGCTGTTATTTGGACTTACACTAATAAGCAACAAGGTAGAAAATATTTGAATGGTTGGAGAAATGAAGTTTTGAAAGATAATGTTTGTGCTTGTTGTGGTGGGGATAAACATTTACAAGCTCATCATATTTTTGGGTATTCTAAATATGAAATGTTAAGGGATGATCCAAGTAATGGAATTGTATTATGTAAATGGTGTCATAAAAAGTATCATTCTTATTATCCTGGTGATGCAAATCTTAAAGATTTAATTGATTTCATTAAAAGGTTTGGTGGTAATCATGAGTGAATTTAATAAGTATGCTAGAGTATCTGCTAGGTTACATCAATCTGAAAAGGAAAACTTAAAAAAAGTGGTTATACTGCTAGGCATGCTATTGAGTATTTTAATAAGATTGCAAATAATGAAGTTGATTTACTTTGTATTGAGGAGTATTTTTTAAATAAAGAAATTGAAGATTTGAAGTTGGATCTTATTATGAAAGAAAGGCAATTGGATGAAATTCAAAAACATAAAGATGAAATTTATAAAGGACATTTATCTGAATTACGTGTTAAAAGTTATCAACGTATTATTGGTATGTATGGTAATGCTAATGAATCAGGTAATCTTAAAGAATCTTTTGAAGATTTTGTTCAGGGAAAATATGTTCAGGATAGTATTATTCGTGATTTGTCTGGATTGAATTGTCCTTTGGAGGAGTATATGGAGGGTTTGTTTGATTATTATAATGATGTCATACTTGTAGGTAGGACATCTTAAATTTTGTTTATTGTGTAGGTGTCCTACTTTTTTATAATAAAGTAGGACACTTGACTTATATTCCAAATTTATTTTGTCATACTTTTGTGTATGACATTTAATTTGGGGAATTATTATTATTATTATTATTATTATTTAATAATTTTTTAATTAATTAATGAATTAATATAACAATGTTATAAAAACAAGAGGAAGGAGATAAAAATGAGAATGTTAAAATTAAATGGGACTGATGTTGAAGGGGATTTGTATGAATGGAGTAAACTTATTACTGACTTGGGGGATAAGGAAGTTAAGTATTATAATTTAAAGGAAAAGTACAATGAATTATCTGAAAAGATAATTGAAAGTACTGATTTTAAAGAATTGTACGGTAAAAATAATGAAAGTGTTCGTAAGAATCATGTTAAAAATGAATTATCTGATATGGTGAAAGAGATTAAATCATTAGAGTTTCGTATTGATTACTGTAAAAGAAGGATCATGTTTTTGAAACAGTTGATTCATACAAAAACAGTGTTACTTCAAATAAAAAATTGAGGGGATATAATGGATAAAACATGTAATAATTGTAAGCATCGTTGTTATAATGAATGTACTTTATTAGATGAATTAATTTTAATTGTTGGGTCTTGTGTGATGTGGACTGAAAGATAACTCGGAGGAATAAGTTTATGGGTAAAGAAGAAAAGTATCCTCAAATTGTTTTAGAAACTGATGGAACTTATGTTATTTTCATTGAGAAAAATGTTAAAGTTTCTTTCAATTCCAAAGAAGCAATTGAGGATTTTACAAAAATAAAGATTTTACTATAATTGGAAAAGATGCACAGCCTTCTAAAGGTAAAACTTTGCCTTATTTAGGGAATTATATTGTGTCATAAGTCAATTAGTTCTGTTGAAATATCTGTTGGATCTGAATTAATGTTATGTCTAATTTTTAATAGTTCGATAAGGTTAGACATGGCTAATTCAGTTTTTTCAGTTATTTTATGGCCTGGTTTTATCTTTTCATTATTGTATTTTTCAATTTTTTGTAATTGGATTGAAATAATGTAATCTAGGAGTTTTTTATTAGTAAGATTTCCATTTTCTAATTGGGTATAAATATCTGAAATAATATAATCACCTCCTATATTTTTGGTGATTATATAGTTATGTTTTAAAATTTTATTAAGAATGATGATTGTGAAAAATGGGGGATGAAAATTTATGAAATTTTTAGAATTATTAAACAAATTAGAAGAGTATAATTGTAATTATGATTTACAAGATGTAGAAATCACTTCAAACAAAATCAATGATGTGTGTTGTTTGATTTTTAAACATTCTGGGAAAGTGTTTGATGTTATAGTTTTAGAGGATAGGGCATTTACTACTATTGCCGAATCAAAAATAATAAGTGATTAATATGGCTGCAAGAATGTATAAAAGAGGTAATATAATATACTGGTTGAAAGGTAAATGGTCTGAGTTGGAAGATGATATTTGCACCCATTGTCATCATGCACCAACCAAAGAAGGACATGATTATTGTTTGAGGGATTTGGGGAATAATATTGCAGCAGCTTGCTGTGGGCATGGGGATGATAGTCAAGCATATATATTACTTAAAGATGGTAGAAGATTCGTATTGGACAAATAATTGGTGTATTTGTTAAAAGAAGATGTCAAAACGAGTTATAAGTATGATTTATTATGTGGATGATGATATTTATGAGTAATATTGAGTTTCTAATTAATCATTATGATAAAAGAAGAATCCCTTATGAAATAAGAGGTAAAGAATATGATAAAATCCGTAAAAGGGAAAATCGAAAAAAAGAATTACATGAGATATGTGATGATTTATTCTTTGAATGTGATAATTATAAAAGATTAAAATTAACGAAGTATCAAAAAGAAAGAGTTAAATTTTTAGTGAACATTTTTAGTAATAATTTTAAAATGTTTCATACTAAATCTAAAAAAGAAACAATAATTTTAGCATTTATCTTTTATATTAAAATTAATGAACAACCTAAAATTAAATTGAAGGAATATAAAATAGTTTCTAAATATTGTTTAACTGATAATATTTTTGAAATTATTGTTTGTAAGTTATGTGAGTATTTCATGAAACGAACTCCTATAGTTCCAGTTGATTCTAATAATTATAATCATGAAATACTAAGTCGAAATGGAGGGAAATATTAAAATTGAAAAATTGTTGGAATATAATCGATGATTAAGTGATGAAAACACTTAAGTGAATTTTTATACAACTTTTTTTTTAGGATTAATTGTATATATTTTTACTATTCTTTTTATTTTAAAATTAATGCATTTTGCTTGTAAGTCCAACCTTATTTTTCAAGTATTTTAAACCAATTAAATTTAATTTAAAGATTTTTCCGATGACTTTTTTTTATGAGTTCTGCTTGCTTGTCCTCTATAGTATAGTAAGAGGAGGATTATATTGAATTGTGTGATGAAAAAATTAGTGATGATACTAAATTAAAACATGAATCCCCTATCAATTATTATTTAAAACATTTTCACGATCAAGAAATTATGGCTGAACTCAGGTGGTGTGATCCATACTTATATCTTCAAATCTGTAGAATTCATTTCATTCAACAATTAAAAGATAAAACCATATCATATAAGTGTCCAGAATGTGAAACAAAAACAATCATTGAAAATGATTGGGGGGAAGAATACTGTAGTAAATGTGGATTAGTAGTGAGAACTTCATTTGATTATGTGGGTGGTCTGAAAATAAATCTTCCTTATGGAAAGAAAATATGAAAAAAACTAGGTTTTTTTGTTTTATCCTCAGCAAGAAAAAAATTTGACAGAGCTGCTATCAGTTTTAAGAAACATTGCTAATGTGAATTCATCAGGTTTACTTAAAAAAATATTTCTATTATAAAACTATCATGAAATCGATTATATATAAACACAAATACATATTTTTTCACTCCATTTTTACTTTTTTTCTTGTTGGGGATAAAACAAAAAAAGATTAAAATGAATATTTCTTTTTTTTAAAAAGCTCTTTTTTTTAAAGTGTAATTTTATGATAATAGAGCTATTTATAATAATAAATATAAAAAAAAGGTGAAAATAATGTCAATTAATAATGAGACAGTTGGAAACATTTCAACAATAATAAAATACGCAAGCATGTTAATCACAGGATGGACAATATCCATACTTGCAAATCATGGACTCAATATACAAGGACAAGAACAATACTTAACAGAACTTATAAGTATAATACTATTTTTCGTATTAGCTCATGTAGATGCAAAATACAAAAACACATTCTTCAATAATTATCAAGAAAATAACAATGAAAACATTGAAGAAGAAGATGATGATAATATAATGGAATGAAATATAATGCAATCAAAAAAACTAACCGAACTCATACCATACAGGAGAACAGTTTGGATGACAGGATTCTTGAAAACCACATTATCAGCATCATTAATAAGTACTGGAGTAGTACTACTATTCAACAGCATAACCAACCACCCACTATTCGATGGATACAAAGAAACCGGAATAATAGTAGGAATCACATGCATACTATCCGCAATACTCATAGTAACCCTTATAGACAAATGGAAAGAACAAAAGAAAAAAGAAGAACTAGAAATCATTGACAAAAGAGCAGCAGAAATAGCAGAAGAAAAAATACTAGAAGCAATGAAAAAACTAGAAAATTAAACAACTGTTTTGTTTTAAAACAAAACAAAACATTATAAAACAAAACACTTGTTTTAAAACACTAAAAAAAATGATAGCACATAGGTGGTAACATGCCTCCAAGAGGGAAAGTAGAATCATCAGAGCATTATGTTGAAATACATGAATTATTATTAAAAGGTAAATCTCCAAGATGGATTTCTAATTACTTGAAAAATGAATATGATGAAATCATAGGGTATAGTGCTATTTACAATTATCAAAAAAAGAACATTAATATTGAAGAGCAAACTATTGAAGAGGTTAATAGAAGAGCTACAGAGAAAGTAGTTAAAGAAAAAGTGGATACTCAAGAACAAATTTTTGAAACTACTAATTATGTGATTAGTCAAGGTGCTGAGAATCTTGAAGGAATTTTAGATGTAGCTAAGAATTTTCCACGAGATTATAAAGAGGTAAGGGCGGCTATTAGTGATCCAGATAGTAAAGTTTCTGAGAAAGATGTAGCTGAACTTAGTTATAAAGCAAATAAATTGTATCTTGATTTCATTAAAAAACAAGATACAAATGTTGAGGTTAATGTGAATAATGTTGACTTGTCTGAATTTTTTGATGATGAAGAGGATAGTGAAATTTTAACTGATTTAGATGACTTCGAAAGAAGATACCTTGAAGAAAAAGAAACTACTGAATAACCTTTACTCATTTTATGATAAGATTGTAGCTCGTGATTATACTCCTCATGTGAAAGCGTATCATATTTTCAAATTAAGTAAAAAATTAGAAGAGATTCATCGAGGTAAGATAGAGAGGCTTAATGTGTCAATGCCTCCGCGTTTCAGTAAATCTTCTATTGTAACATTAGCTTTCCCATTGTGGATTATTTTTCAGGATCCTGATAAGCATATTCTCATTATCAATGCTGAAGCTTCATTATCTGAAAATTTTGGTATTCGTTTAAGGGAATATGTGAAAAGATATGGGAAATATTTTAATGTTTATTTATCTGATGTAAAGCATTCAAGTACACATTTGAAGTTTGAAGATAAAGATGGAAATTTATATCAGGGTAGTATTCGGCTTGTTGGTGCAGATGGATCTATTACCGGTCAAGATGCTAGTTATGTAGTTATTGATGATCCATACAAAGGATTTAAGGATATAACTCCAACATTACTTCAAAAGAAAATTGAATGGTTTAAAACAATTGTCTTGCAGCGTCTAGAACCTGAAAGTAAATTATTAATACTTCACACTAGATGGCATACAAATGACTTGCAAGGGTATTTAAAAAAAAGTTTCCAGATAGATATGAATTTCTTGAACTACCTGCAATACAAGATGATGGTACTAGTTTATGGCCTGAAAAATATAATGTAGAGCTTTTGCTACAGAAGAAAGAAGAAATGGGAGATAGATTATTTGAAGCTATTTTTCAACAAAAACCTATAGATGAGTCAAGTGATTTCTTTGATTTGTCTAAGATTCATTGGGAAAGACCAAAACTCAAGGTTGAACAAAAAGTTAGGGGTTATGATACTGCAAGTAGTGATCCATCAGTAAATGATTATACAGCGGGAGTTCCTATGTACTTGTTAGAAGATGATAATGTTCTTATTACTGATTTTCTTTATGGTCAATTTGGTTCTAAAACGAATACGATTATTAAAAAAACTGTCAGAGAAGATGGGGTTGATAATATTAGTGCTATTGAAACTGGTGTGGCGGCAGCAGGTAAATTATTATTTGAAGAATGGGAAGAACAGTTAAGTGGTTATTTTATTGAAAGAGCAATGGCTGTTCCTAATAATAGTAAAGCTGATCGTGCAACACCATTAAGAAATGCGATTCTTGATGGTAAAGTATATGTTGATATTACAGATGATGAATTAAGACAAATTTTCATTGATGAATTTAAAGCATTTCCTAATGGTGCTCATGATGATATTGTAGATGCTGCAGCTCATGCTTATAATTGTATTAAAGAAAACTTTATTGGTGCTTTGAGTTTAGAGATTATTGATTTATAAAAAAAGGGAGGGAAAAGATAAAGATGGGAATTATAAACGCTATTAATAAAACAATTCATAAATTACCTGGAATAAGACGACCAGAACGATATAGTTTAATGGATCAATTCATGGATACTTATGGATGGTTTGCAACAACTCCTGATAAAAATAATGGAGATTTAAATACTTATCATCAAGCTTATGAAAATTGTGTTTGGGTGCGTCGTTGTTGTGGAGCATTATGTGATGAAATGCTAAGCAAAGGATTTCAAATTAACAATCTTCACACAGACCAGGTTAATTGGGAAAGAGTAAATTATTTAACTGATTTATTTAATAATCCTGCAGGTAAATATGTTGATGATACATTTTCTTCACTAATTAAACAAGTACTTCCTTCTTTTAAAGTAACTGGTGATGCTTTTATTGAAGTTAATCATGATAAAATATTTGATAATGTAATTAATGGATTTAAATTTATCCCTACTGAATTAATAGGTTATGATTATGAAAGAGATGCTTGGTGTATTCGTAACACTAATTATCTTTTTGAACCTGAAAACCTCATACATATTTATGAACCTAAAATTAGTTTAAGAGGTAATAAATGGGGTACTAGTCTTATTGATACAGTTGCAATGGATATTAGTTTAGAAGTGTTAGGGCTTGATCATAATAAAGAAATATTTGATAATTATGGTTTGGATCCAAGAGGAATAATTAATTTTGAGCAAGATGTTAAACCTAAAATTGTTCAAGACACTATAACTCGTTTAAAAAGAGAAAAACATAAAAAAGGAACAATAATCACTCAAGGAGCTAATTATCAAAGAACTAATAATAGTAATAAGGATATGGAGTTTTTGGAATTATTAAAATATAGTCGTGATCGTATTATAACTTGCTTTGGTGTTCCTCCACAGAAAGTGGGTATTATTGAAACAGCTAGTCTTGGTACAGGTACTGGTGAATCTCAAGATAAAAACTTTGCTAAAGTAATTAATAGTAATTGTAAATGTATTGAAGATGGTTTTAATAAGAATCTTGGTCGTAGTGGTTTTCAGGAAATATTTGAATTTATTCGTGAAGATCATGAGAATAAGTTAAATCGTGCAACTATTGAAGATAAGCAATTGCGTAATGGTACTACTTTTATTAATGAAGTAAGGTCAGGTTATGGTTTGGAGCCTGTGGAGTGGGGTAATGTTCCGATGAATTATAGTCAGTATGGAATAGCACGTAATCCTAATGATATGGGAGAGGTAACTCCAATTGATCCAAGTGAAAGTAAGTCTTTAATGAAATCATTAGTTATTGACAGGCTTAAAAAAGGTTATTAATATGATTGACATTCAACATGAACGCAATATTACTAATGCTTTAATGTTAGAGTATCTTGATTTGTGGAAAGAATTTGATATTACTAGTGTTGATGATAAAGCAACTAGGAAATATTATAATGAATTAATGGATTTGATTAGTAGTCAATTAGATGAAAGCATCCGATGGATTAATTCAAATGAAGCAAAAGAATACTTCATTAGTGAAGCAAAATACCATGAAAACATTTTCAATAAATTAGAAACATCATGGGATAACATATTAAATGGATCATATGATAATGTTGATGAATTGCTAGATGCCATATATGACAAAGGTAAAGAATTAGGATACAAGGATATGCGAGAACATATCCACTATACTAAAACAGACAAATTAGCATTACAATTTGTCAAAGATTATAATTTTAATTTAATACAAAGAATTGATGATGATGTTAGAAACGAAATAAAAAATAAAATAATTACAGGAATACTATCTGGTGAAAACCCAAACAATATCACTCCTAAAATTTTAAATATAGCTGAAGAAAAATTAACAGACTCTATTTTCACACCACGACAAAGAGCAGTGATGATAGCTAAAACAGAAGTATCAAGAGCACAAAATACAGGAATGTTACAGTCTTATGTGAATGAAGGTTATACTGAAGTTAAAATTTTAACAGCTGAAGATAATAATGTTTGTTACACTTGCTTGACATATGCTTATGAGTTCAACAAGGAATCAGAAGTTACATATGAAAACAGGGGGGAAGAAAAAGTACATAACATTTCTAAATTAATCAAAGGAGGATTATATCCCCCATTTCATCCCCTGTGCCGCTGCACTTATATAAGCGTATGGGAAACTAAAGGAGAACCATCTGATAATCCTATGGTGGTGAATTTAATCCCTAAAAAAATAAACGAGAAAATCACAGAGTTTAAAGATAAATTAAATAGGGATGAAAAGTATAAAAATCTTAAAACTCCTGAAGAAACAGCAGAGTTCTTTGATTTAGAATTTTATGATGATGATAAAAAAATGTTTAAATTCTATGATAGAGATAATGATTTCACTATTTTCATATCAAAAACTGCAACAAAAGGTAAAAATGCATTAATTAGTATGAATAATTCGGGGGAGTTAAGATATGATTTAAAAAAATTGATTAAAACATATTATGATGCACCTGCCATTATGAAAAAAATAATAAAAGTTTAACTTTCTTAAATCGGAAAGGTCCTGGAAAAGGAGCAACTCTTGGGAAAAATAGAAGGTATCTTAATCCAGAATATGAATATTATGGGGATAATTTCATTGATATTTATTTGAAATCTGGTTTTGATGAAAATACTGATTTTCTCCATAATTTGGGTGGAAGTGATAATATTTATCGAACAATGCTCCATGAAATGGGGCATGGAGTAGACTTAAATGATAAAACAGGATTACACTTATCTACTGACAAAAAATACATAGAAGCATTTAAAAAAGATGGGCCAACATTATCTTCAACATATGCTTTGGAGAGTTATATAGATACAAATTCTTTAGAAGAAGATGTGGCGGAAGCTATAAGTATGGTTTCTTATAAAAATGTAAAAGACAAATCTTCTGCATTAATCCATGTCACTTACCCTATTTATGATAAAAAGGGAAATTTAATTAATATTGAGCAGAAGACATTAAATTATGATGAATGGTGTAAAAAATTTCCTAATCGTGTAAAAGTGATTAAAAAAGCATTAGGTATTTAAACATGATAAATTAATATATAATATGATAATGAGTGGAGATTATGCTTTTAAAAGAATTATTAAAACAATATGATTTAGATTTAGATTTACCCGATTTTATTTTAGAAATTGAAATATCTTCTAAATATTCTAAATCAGAATTATATGTTAAAGATGAAACTTTCATGGAATTCAAAGTTAAACATAGTCATTATTGGGGTGATGTTTTAGTAGCAACATTAATATCTACATTAACTATTGATTTTAATTCAGAATATATAGTGCAAGATACTTTCACTAATGAGAATAATCCACGTAGTTTTGGTGGAACTGCATATACTCTTGATGGAGCCATAGATATATTAAATTAAAATGATTTTTATATTCAATTGATATAATATTATTTATTTGAACATTTTAATAAAGTTTGCTTATATTTTTTGAACACTAATTTTTAAAACATGGGGTTTTAATTTTAACCCCTGAACAATTTAATAATCATCACTAATTTTTTTTAAACAATGGAGGAGTATAAAATCATGCCTTCAATTAATAACTTGAAATCTGAAATAAATGAAGAACTAGCAAGAGATAAAATAATCTTGGAACACATACAACATAGATATGAAGAGGAAGAAAGAAGATTCCAAACTGTTGATGGAAAAATAAATTCCATGATTGCAGTATTAGCCGGAATATTTACTTTACAAGCATCATTGTTTACAATTATATTATCTTCTTTTTCAAAAGTAGAATATTGTTTAATATTTTTATTTGTATTTTCTTTAATATTGTATCTGATCTCAATTTACTATTTCATTAAAGCTTATACATTTAAAAAAGTTTCTGCTACTCCTAAACCTAGTTTCTTAATGGAATTAGGAGCTAATGACGAATCAGAACATGAAATTGTTAAAAATATGATTGGTTTGTATGGTTCATGTGTAGAAGATAATGAGAAAAGCACGGAAAATAAAACTGAAATTGCTAAAAAAGGATTTTCTTTTTTAAGATATGGTGGTTGGGTTACTTTTATTTTCTTTGTTTTTTTAGTATGTACTCTTTGATTTTAAAAGGATATAAAAAAAGTTTTTTTATATCCTATTTTGTGTTTTTAGATTTTTTAGCACTTTTGTTGATAAAAACTTTACCATCAGGATTAGCAGGATAAGGATTTTTATCAGATGTTGATTTTTTATTATCAGCCAAAATTATCACCTCCTTTTTTTATTATATTGTTTTTAATAATTTATTTTCATTTCGCTACTTTAAATTCCACCTGGAAGTATTGTGGTTAAACTGCTACCTCTAAAAAAAATATGAATAAAATAAAAAATATATCATTTTGTGGGATAAAAAAAAGATTATTGCTACTTTTTCATTTTAAAAGAATAGGGTTTAAATCCCTAGTCCCACTCCAAAAAAAACTAAAAACTTTTTAAAAAGGATAGTGATTTAAAAATGCCAATACCAATAAGGAAACAATTTACATTGTATGCACCATCCGTAAAAAAAGAATATGAATTAAACGAAGATGGAACACTTACCATTGAAGGGGTAGCTTCAACTACTAATAAAGACCTAACTGGTGATGTTGTACTTCCAGAAGCAATTAATTCTATGAAAAAGCAATTACTATCTACTAGTAAAAATCTCCATGGAGACCATAGGTATGATTTATTCAAAGGAATCATTGGAGCAATAACAGAAGTAATGGATAGTGATGAAAATGCTTTAAAAATTAAAGCAATTATCCGTTCCAAATTTGCAGCAGAGATTAAAGAAATGTTAGACATTGGAATTAATCTAGGTCTTAGTATTGGAGGAGCTATTCAAGACTACACTATTACAAAAGATGGGTGGGAAATAAAAGACATATCTCTTTTAGAAATCAGTTTAACTGGTATGCCTGCTAATTGGGATACATTTGGAACAGTTACTACTAGTAAAGGAATTGTTAAAGCTAAATGTTTAAATGGTGCATGCCATGTTATTCGAAAAAATAATATAAACAGTGATAATATGCAAAGTAATATAACAAAAACAGAAAATAATTCTGAAAATACCCTCACTAAAGAGGATGTAGTAGATTTATTTAATGAGTTAATGAGTGATAAACAAGCAGAAATTACTCGTGAAACTGTAGATCAAGTAAGTAAGGAATTAGAAAGTATTGTGAAAGAACAAGTGGACAAATTAAAAGAAGAATTAAACAAATCCACTAATGAAGAAGACGAAGAAGTGGATAATAAAGATGATGAAGATAATAATGGTTTAAAATCATTAATTGACACTGCTGTTAAATCAGCTATAAAAGGTTCTATGGATTCTCTTTTTAAAGATTTAAAAGAAAATCGTGAACCCGAATTCAAGGTTGATAAATCAATCAATACTGAAGAGACTGGAAGTAATGAATTGAATGAGGATAAGGAAGGTTTAACTAGTAAACAAATTGCTGAAAACCTTTTTAAAAATCAATCTCAGGATGAGTATATTAGATCATTATTAGAATAAATTAATTTTTTTTGGTGAAATTTTTATGACAACTATAAACGATTTAGAAACAAAAATTGCTTCTCAAAATGAACAATTAGCTATTTTGAATAAAGCATACGCAGATTTGAAAAAAGACATGATGACTACTGGAAATGCACCACAATCTACTCAAATTGCATATTCCTCTATTTTAAAAAGTAAAGTATTTGAAAAAGCACCTTTCTTCAGATTCTTAGAATCTAAAGGACAAGTTGATGATACATTTGCTTCTACTTATGCAGGTTTTTACAAAGAAACTGATAATAGTGCGGCTTCTTGGATTGAGGAAAATGAGGATATTCCTGCAGCTACTGCTTCTAATTATGATGAAGATGTAGATAAAATGAAAACATTGATTCATCCTATTGATGTTTCTTTGATGGCTCAAATGGGTAATAATGCTATTAATATTCTTGCAAGAGAAATAGATAAAGGATTCATTAAAGTAACTAATCAATTAGACAGTACTCTTTTACAAGGTACTGGAACTAGTTCTTCTAAAGATTTTAAAGGATTCACTAAACAAGTAACTACTAATGTTACTGATTTAGCAGGTGGAGCTATATCTGAAGATGCTATTGATGATATGTTAACTAAAATCATTGATGGTAATGGTGGAACTGTTGATTGTTTAGTTACTACTAATGCTGTTGCTAAACAATTAAAGAAACTTGTAGCTCCATACAGAAGATTCAATGATAAATTGGATATTGGATTAGGACATCGTGTTGTTTCTTATGAAGCTCCTAATGGTGCTGAAATCCCTATTCTTATTGATTCTAATTTAAATCAAATTAGCAATAAAGATGTAATGTTATTTGCTGATTCTTCTACTATTGAGGTTAAACGTCTATTAGCTCCTACTTTAATGACTAATTTACCTACTAATAAATTAGGAACTAAAAATGCAGTTGTTTCATTTGCTACTGCTAACAATATTGCTGAGTTCCAAAATGGTATTATTAAAGGTATTGATGCAACTAAAGAAGTTAAATCTCCGTATTATGCTGTGAATACTGGACCATAAAAAATAATTTAATTTTTTTCTTCTTTTTAAAAATTGAAAATAAAGGAGGGTTTACTAGAAAAATGACAGATGAATTAAAAGAATCATTAAAAAAACTATTAGAATTAGAATTAGGAATCCCTCTAAACCCAAAAACAGTAAAACAATATGAACCAGATTTTAACGATGATACTTTAATTCTTGATTATTTTCCAATTAATTCTATCACTCAATTAACTATTGATAATAAAAATATAACTGATTACAAATTAATGGAAGAAGTTGGATTAATCTATTTTAACAAGAATCGTGCTGGAAAATTATATGTTGAATACACATATTCTCTAAAAGAAGAAGAATACGATTCATTACTTAATTTAATGGTAGAATATGAAAAGGACACTAGTTTAACTAAACAAGTTTCAAGTATCACAGAAGGTAAACGCTCATTAACTTATGATACAAGCTTAAGTAAAGGAGCATTAATTCAATCATTAATCACAGATTTAAAAAATAAATATTCATGCATTGTGAGAATGATATAAATGTCAATATTTTTTGCTAATGAAGAATTAAAATTATACACTTGCAATACAAGTGAATATGATGATTATGGAAGAAAAACCACATACACTTATCGTGAAACAATACCTTGTGATATGCAACCATACACACCTAGTTCTAGTTTAAAAGAATTTGGTAAAATATTACAAGATACAATTGAAGTATTCATTGATAAAGATGTAACTGTCTATGATACAGATAAAATAATCATCAACGATATTCGCTATGAAATTGTAGGATCTGTTGAAAAATGGAATTTTGGGCCATTAGCTCATAAAAGAATTTTACTTCAAAAATATCGTAAAGGAGAACATTAAAAAAATGGCTAGTAGTTTTAGTATGGATATTAAGTTTAATGATTCTTATTATAAAAAATTAGGTTTAAATAATGAATATGAAAATATTTTAAGTGATTCTGTTGATCATGCTTTACACGATGCAGATACTATTATTAAACGAGAAGTTCCAAGACCTGGTCATGGTAGAGGAAAATATTATGAACCTACTGGTAATTTACAAAGAAGTTTTCGTAAAGTGAAAACTGGTAAACTTAGTGGTATTTTAAGAACTAATGTTTATTATTGGGTTTATGTGGAGTATGGTACTCCTGCACACAAGATTAAAGCAAGAAAAGGCAAAATATTGGTTTTTGAAGGACATGATGGGAAACTAGTTTACACTAAAGAAGTAAGTATTCCAGCCAGGCCTGCTAATCCTTTTGTAAGACGTACTGCTAAAAAAGTTAAACCATTATTTTTGAAATATGTTAAGGAAGCATTTCAAAGAAATGGTATTACAAAATAAATGAATAAGAAAAAAATGTTTGTGGAGGTTATTTTTGCATGTTTTAGAAAAAAGTTTTTTAGATTTGCTAAGAGGTAATATAAGTATTGTGCCAGATGCGGATGTTTATATTGGTAATAGGTTTTCGCCAGATGATAAAACTCCTGCAGTTATAATTGATTTAGTTGATGAAACTTTTATTAGAAAACATTATATTACATTAGAAGGTGTCCAGTATCTTCGTAAGCTTTATGATGTAGATATATGGATTAATATCTATGCAAATAATGAAGAAGACAGACAATCTATTATAGAGGATGTGACTAATCGCATTCTTCAAGCTGAAACTAATCATTATACAACATGTGCAAATTATAATAAAACCTCATGTAGTGAAACTGGAAACACATGTGAAGCGTTAACTTCAACTAGTGGAAGAGCTAATAAAAAACAATGTCCCGATCTAAATATTTACAAATCTTTTTTTAAACAAAATCATATTCAAAAACAAACATTTAAAATCATAGGAGTAACTAATCTTGATGATTTAAATGTTACAGGACCTGTTTTAAGAACTATTTTTAAACTTAATATGGAATATTATTCGTATTACCCTATTGGAGGAAGAACATTTAACTCTATAAGTATTGATGGAGATTTAATATGACAAAGAAAAATGAAAATAAAAAACAACTACTGCAAATAAAAATAATAAAATGATGAGTCTTTATGAAGCAGTACAAGAAAATAAAACAGAAAACTTCATTATAATTGGAGCATTAACAAAAGCAGGTTTGATTAACCAGTACATTCATGAAAAAGAAGTGTATTTATCAAAAACAGAAGAAATCAAACCAACAATAACTGACACGGAATTAAATAAAATAATTAAAAATTATACAGGAGAATGAAAACTATGGCGATTACACAAACACCAGGAACCACATATTCTGAAGTAGATACAGACCCACAAGCAAATGGAACTGGAGCAGAAATCCCAATATTTATTGGAATCTCAGGAAACAATAATCCAACACCAGGAGTTCAAAAATTTAAAAAGTATGAGGATGCACGTAAAACTGTATCAGAACATGGTATAGGAACAGATGTTTCAACTAATCCATTATTAGCTGCTCTTAAAGATTTCTTTGAAGAAGCTAAAAAAGTTAATTCTGATGATATTGGAATTCCATATGTATATGTCATTGATTTAGGAGCTCGTGGTAGTGAAGCAACAATCTCATCTGCACCATGGGTAAATGCTATGAAATTAGCTAAAACAGTACAAAATGCAACTATGGAAATTTATGTTGGTTTCAAATCAACAGATACTGCAGCAGATTATCTTGGAATCATGGCTTCAGCAAATCAAAAAATAGAGGAATATGTTAAAATGTGCCAACCAAGAATAGCATATTTCACCGTAGAGAAAGCAACTGACACAGAATTAAAAGAACTTACTAAAAATTCTAACTCAAATTATATTCAAAACAGTAGAGTTGCTTTAATTGAACCGGGACCATTTGGAAAAATTTTAGCAAGAATTGCAACTACAAGATATTCTGAAGAACCGGGACACTATAAATTTAGAAGTGTTAAAGCTGGAGAATTCACTGAAAGATCTAAAGAAGAGGAATTAGAATTACAAAATAGTGGAATAATCTTTGGAAGAGATGAAAAGGCAGGTGCAGATATTTATCCTAAAATTTGTCTTGGAACTTCCACTGCTTTTGCAGAGGATCCGGATTCAAGACCAAAAGATGCGTTATTACATGCAAGAAGAAATGTTGACCAGTTAATTCGTGATGCATATGTTACATTATATCCTCAATTAAAGCGTAACGAAACTGAAGGATATTTATCTTATTCACAAGCAGATGTGGATACTTTAATCAGTAATAAAAAAGATGCTGGAGAAATGAAAGAAGGTACATATTTAGATGTTGCAGAATCAGACATTGACCCATACGACCTGAAAATTACTGGAGAAGCAGTACCTATTAATGCAACTTATAGTATTGGTATTAACATGTATCTTGGAGATGTATAAGAAAAAATATTAGAAAAATAAGGAGTTGAATGATAATATGACAATAACAATAGACCCAGCAGATAACAGTCATTACATGGCTGAAATGAGACTTGACTCTGAAGTACTTGTTTCAAATGAATTTAATGTAGATCTTGGAGAAGATGGTGGTGATCCGAAAACAGTAACTAACAGTATGGATCCAGTACGTTACGGGAGCAGTAAAAATACTGTAAGTTGGGGTGCTAGTGATGTGGATCCAGAATATTATAAAATGTTAATTGAGTATAAACTTAAGAAAAATTATTCCCCGTAGATGTTTTTGATTTTGGACCTGATGGTGATTATACTCATACTGGAACTTTAAAACATGCTAAAATTACTGAAGTTAATAAAACATTTGGTGATGATGGTTTAAGTATTGAAATATCTGGTGTTGCTTTAGGTTTTGACATGCCTAAATAAATCCCAAGATATTTATTTTTTTTCGGAGGTTTACAAATGGACACAAAACATTTAGATAAACATAATCTAAAAAATAGATTTCCACAAGAATGTGAATTATTACCTTTTGAATATTTAACAGAAAACGAAAAAAACTAGCTAATAAATGTATAAATCAAGAAACATTAACTGATGAAGAAATAATTCAATTAAAAAAATTATTAGCAGATTACCGTCCATTTTTCAACAGATACAATACTAACAATATTGAAGAAAATATTGACACTAATATAAAAGTTATTAACACTTCACGTGAATTATTACGATTATTAGATGATCCAGACCGTTACAGGTTTGACATGCATTACAAAATAAAAGGACAATTATTCCGTTTAAAACTACGAATGAAACCATTATCAGATAAAGATTACATAGAATTATTAGATGCTCAAACAAGAGTATTCCGTGATTTAACTAAATCAGAAAAAGTAATTTACACTAAAGCAGCTAACAATATACCCTTATCTCCTGAAGAAGAAAAAATGCAACAACATATTCAAGATAAAATAGTTGAAAAACTTGGAGACGTTGATAAAAACAATGATATGATTACTCATTTTTTAATTAACCATGTTGAATTAGTAGGAGATGAAAATTTAGATAAAAACGAACGTGAAACTTTTTGGAAAAACATAGACCTTGGAACACGTGTTCTTATTTATCATAAATGTAAAGAAATTGCTAAAATAGATGAGGAGTTGGAAGTTGATTTATTTCCAGCTATTAGATAATTTTGTTGGAGAAGTTTACTTTAGAGTAAGTAAACATTTACATATTCCTATTTCAGAAGTTATTCGCGGTTTTTATAAACATGATTGGGATATAATAATGCTAATGAGAAGGTATGGTGAAGAAATCAAAATCGAACAAAAAAATATTAAAAAAATGAAAGAACAAGCACGAAAAAATAAGCTTAAAAAATAATAAAAGAATGAGGAGATAAGATGCCATCGTCAACAGAAGAAATTTTACTCACATTAGGAGCAAGAGATAATGCTTCTGATGTTGCAGGTAAAATTGATAGTAATTTTAAAGGAATGGCTAGTAGTGTTTCATCAGCGTTATCTAATATTAATTCTAGTATGATGAATCTAGGTCAAGTTTCAGATAATGTTATGCAAGGATTAAGTGGTAAATCTGCTTTAGATAATATTTTTGGAACTTCATCAAAAGCAGAAACGAATAAAGTTTTACTTAATAACATGACTGAAACTAAAAAAGGTGCTGAAGATTTATATAATACAGTAGATAAAGTAACTGATTCTAGTCTTACTAGTATGCAAGAATTAATTCCTGCAATGAAAGCATTTAAATCTGCTACTGGAGCGTCAGATAAAGAAATGATTAACATTACTGATGACATGGCAAATTTTGGTGCAGCTGTATTAGCACAAACAGGCTCTACTGACTTAGCCCAAGGAGCTATGATGGATTTAAGTAAAGGTATTGGTGGAGCTTTTGCAGCATTAGATCAATATGGTATTACAGAAGAATCGCTCAAAAGAACTGGTTATTGGAATGGTGATGAAAAAGATGTTGAAGGTTTTATGAAAGCTGTTTCAGATGTAACTGGTTCGACTGAAGAGTTAATGGAAACTAATCAGGGTCTTGATGCATTAATTGGAAAATCATTTAGTCGTGCAGGTAAAAAGATGGGTAATGAATTTTTACCTGTACTTAAAGACATTAAAAAAGGATTCCTTGATTTAGATGATGAATTAGGTGGGAATCTTACTGCATCCATGCTTGCTGCAAGTGGTGGGATAGAAATAATGAATCAAGGTTTTTGGAATATTTCTACATCAGTTAATGGTATTAAAGATTTAGCTAATGCACTTGGTTCTGTTAAAGATGGAGCAAAATCTGCATGGGGTATGTTAAATAATCTTAATAAAGCTACTGAAACTACTTCAAAAGTATCTGAAGGGATTCAAATTGTAGGAGATACAACTGATATTAGTGGGGAATTATTCAAAACTCAACAAGTTACTCCTGAGATAAGTGCAGCAGCAGCTCATGCAGGAGCAGGATTTGGTTATTCTGGTACTAGTACTTTAGATGAGATAGAGAAATATGCTGGAACTCAAAAAAATATTGAACCTGACGCATTAAAGTTTTTAGATGATGCTAAAATTTCTAATCAAAAGGTTAATAATGCTAAATTAGATTATATTAAAGATTATGAATCTATGCTTAGTAAAACAAATGAGGCGAGTAAAAGTTTAGATGCTGCTGATGATATTGGTGATGCTGTTGAAGATGTTGCGAAAGTTGGTACATCTGTTAGTGCTGCAGGTCCAGAAATGGCGGCAGCATCTGCAGGTACTGAAGCTGCAGCAGGAGCTACAAGTTTATCAGCTGCTTTTACTTCAATGATTGTTCCTTTATTAGCAATTTCTGCCGTGATTATAATTATGATTCCGATTGTTGCAGTGATTGCTGCTGAAGCAATGTTTTTCTTGAAATTGATGGGAGAATTTATGGAGGCAATGAAATTTGAGGACATTAATTTAGATGGTGCTGTTAATGGTATTAAGTCTATTGCTGAAGCTTTAGCTTGGGTTGGAGTTGCCATGGCTTCAATGACATTCAGTTCAATTATGACTGGTTTAGCAGTAATGACTGGGGGTTTTTTAGGTATAACTGGTCCGTTATCTATTGCTAAAGATGCATTATTAGATGCTTCTAATTTATTAAGTGAGTTAAGCACTGTTACAATTGATCCAAGCATTCCTACCAATCTTAAAAATATTAGTGATAGTTTAATGGCAGTATCATCTGCTATGGGTGCTTTAACATGGACTAATATCACAACTGGTTTTAGTAATTGGATTTCAGGAGCACTTGGATTTAGTAGTGTTACTGAAGGTTTAGATCAAGCAAAAAATGATATTATTAAATCCTCTCAAAAGTTACAAGAATTTTCTAGTTTAACTCCTTTAGATGAAAGTGTTGCTAAAAATATTCAAAATGTTTGTGATAGTCTTGCAAGTGTGGGTGATGCTATGTCTGCTTTACGTAGCATTCGTGATGGTCAAAATTGGGATGATATTTTTGGACAATTAATGGAAGGATTATTTAGAAGTAAAGGAGTAGATATTCAAACTGCACTAACTAATGTTAAACAAGATATTATTGATGCAAGTGTTGCTTTATCACAATTCACTGGTTTAACTGAAATTCCTAAAGATGTAAGTACTAAAATTAAAAGTACTTCTGATACATTAACAAGTGTTGCTGATGCAATGAAATCATTAAGAAGTTTACGTGATGATGTTAATTGGGATGATTGGGTTGGAGGTTTGTTTGGTGGTCAAAATATTAGTCAATCATTATCTCAAATTGTAACAGATATTAGAACTGCTGCAACTTATTTGTCAGGATTATCTAATATTGCAGATATAAGTAAAGATACGACGGGTAAAGTTAAAATGGTGTCTACTGCTTTAGGAAGTGTTTCTGAAGCAGTTAAGTCAATGATGAATCTTCCTTCAATGGAAGGATTTGATAGTTCTATTATTTCAACTGCAGTAACTAATGTTAGAACTTCTGCAGAACAATTAGCTAAACTTAGTGAAGTAACATTAGATGAGGGGGCTACTGGAATTTTAGGCACTATAAATTCAGCTATTACTAGTTTGAAAGATACTTTAACTAATTTTTCAGGGGGTTTTTCTGCTCCAGCAACTAGTATTGGTGCAAGTATTGTTGGAGGAATTAAATCAGGATTATCTCCATTAACAGGAACTGTTACATCTTCTGTTAGTACTGCTACTAGTTCAGCAGCAAGTGCTGGTTGGACTGGAGGAGTAAGTATTGGAACTTCAACAACAAATGGTTTTAAATCAACGTTAAATCTTCATACAGTAATGTCTACTGAGATGGGTTATGTTAAAACCGCAGTGGATAATGGAATAACTGCTGCAAAAACTGCAGCTGAACATGGTGCTGAAGAAGTAGTTGAAGCATTTAAAAGTGGAATTAATGTTGGTTCTCCAGGAGATATTGCAAGAACAATGGAACAAGAATTATTATATACAAAAGATTTTATTATAGGTGCAGGATATTTTTTGAAAAATGCAAGTTACAGTCTTGCTAAATCTATTGTTGATAGTTTTGGAAATCCTGAGTTAAGTGTTGGTGATTCTTTTAATTTAAGCAATTTAAGTGGTTTATCTACAAGTATTAGTCATGCTCCAATTGGTGGTGGAATAAATAAGTCAATTACTTTATTGGTTCAAGAAGGAGCAGTTATTATTGATGCAAGAAATAAAACTGAACAAGAAGCAAAACAAATAGGAATTGCTATATTGGAAAGTTTTGATTCTATTACAGATATAGATGTCTCTGGAGGTTAAATAAAATGGGGATGTATGATGATATAGTAACTGGTGTAAGTGAAAATATTGAAATAATGGGTTATCCCTTTTTTGCTGAAAATATTACAGGGGATGAACCTTTTAATCGTAGAGAATATAATCGTAATAGTATTCTTTCAGGAACAGAACATGTAACTCGAGGAAAGTATATTAGTCGTAGTTACAGTTTCACTACTACTATTTACCATCCAACTGGAAGACCAGATGCACATGATAAAATACTAAAAGAAATCATGTCTAAACCAGTAACAATAATATCCCCATATATGGGTGGAACTTTTAAAGCTGAAGTAACTTTTCAAAGAAGTTTTGAAGAAGCATCACCTAATCATTATAAGTTAGATGTTACTGTAAATGAAATTCCAGGATCGAAATCTAATATTCCTGGTGAAAATTTCATTGTTCCATCTCCTAAAAAGATTAAAGTTAAAAATAGTAAAAAAGTTATTTCTAAAAATAAATTGAATTCAAAGAAAAAGAGGTCATAAAATCATGACTAAAATAGTTCGTTCAGGATTAGAAGTATATAAAACAAAAGATTCTAATAAAGAAGAAATAACTAAAAAAGAAGATTCAGAAGGATTTGTATTTCAAAATGGAACTGCAACAGAAATATCATATTATGCAGATATGTATGAAAATAGTTTTGAATATGATTATGAAGATATTTCAAGCAATGCTCAGGTTTCTTTTCCAAATGTGGATTCTTCTAAGTTTTATAAAGGAAAAAGAGTATGTTTAAAGAAAGCGTATAATCCTAAAAAATGGGGCGATTTAAAAAATTGTTTGACTGGTTTTATCACTGAACAAACATATTCAATGGATAAAGTGGAATTAAAAATTAGTGGTATGACTAAATTATTAGAAAAAAAATATGAATTTAATTTTACTAAAACTAAACGATCCATAGTTGTTAAAAAAATTATTGAAACAGCTGGTTTGAAAGCAAATGTTAATGTTAAAGGTTTGAAAGATGATGTGATTGATTATACTAATGTTTCAAGTAGTAGTTCAACTGGAAGTAGTGGAGACGCAGATATTGATGCTAAAGTTAAAGAAATTATAGGTAATGAAACAGATGAGTTAAAAAAAGCAAAATTAATTCATCAATGGTTAAGTACTCATAATAAATACAAAGGTTATGAATGTAGTCAAAAATCTACTCCAGGTGAATGTTTAAAAAGTTTAAAAACAATTGTGCGGATACTAGTAGATTAACATGTGCTATGTTTAAAAGTGCTGGTTTAAATGCAACAATAATTCATGGAGCATATCATTTTTGGACAGTTGTAACAATTAAAGGTAAAGAATATGCATCTGATGCTACTCATAATGGAAGACCTTTCAATAAAGTATGGAAAGGATTAAGCACTGGAAAAAAATGTGGAGACACACCTGATTGTTAAAAAAAAGATGAGGGGAGGAATAACATTGGCAAATATAATTCTAGGTTGTGACAGTAATGGAGTAAATGATAAAAAATGTCGTGATACTGTTGCAAAAATATTAAAAAAAGCAGGACATACTGTGGAAGTTTTACCTATTGCTCCAGGACCATTTGCAGATGCATCATACTCAAAATCAAATAAAGGTAAAATTGGTGTGTATCTTATAGCTGCAGGTATTACATCAATTGCTGATGCTTATGATGGGAATATTTCATTTAAATACACTTATTTTGGTATAAGAGGAGATTTAGGAAATTCTCGTATGAGTTCAATGAAGGATTTTAAAACTAAACCTATTAGTAAAGATAAGCCTGGTGATTGTATAAGTAAATCATGTAATAAACTTGCAGGAAAAACATTTCCTCAAATGAATGAGATTATAAAATCGAAATGCAATGTGACTTTTGGCACTACTCCTGAAGAAATTGGAAATAATCTTGTTAAAGCTATTGGAGGTTCAAACAATATTAATTCTAGTTCTGATAAGGATTCAGTTTCAAGTATTAAAGAAGCATTAAAAGAAGTGTTGTCAGGATGGGATGGAGATGTGGAATGTTTTGTTCGTGAAGATACGGTATATGTGAGGAAAATTAAAGATCCTTCAACTGCAAAATTAGAAATTATTGAATCGAAAAATGTGATTTATGATTCTGTTAGTGTTACAGATGTTAATCCTTCAACTGTGAATTCTTTAAAAGTTAATTATAAAAACAGGGTCATTGTTATTGAAGATAAAAATTTGCAGAAACGTTTTGGGAAAATAGAATCACAAGTTAGTGCAAGTAATGTTAAATCAATGAAAGAAGCTGAAAGTTTTGCTAGAACTGAATGGAATAAATTACGAAGAGATAATGGACATATATTAGAAGTTAAAGTTATAGGTCATACAAAATGGAAAGCAGGAGCATGGTGTCGTGTTTATTTACCGTCGTTTAGTATTGATGATTATATGTACATTACTAAAATGTCTCAAGAAGATAGTGATGGTGATTGGATTTGTAGTTTAACATTAAGAGATTATCCTCCAAGCTTAGGAGAACCAAAAAAAGAGTCTGGGGAGGAAAATACTAAATGAAAAGAATAGATAATATTACTGCAACTCAAGGAAGACTTAAACAAGCTTACGATAAAGGTTTAGGTAAATTAGTTCAAAATGATATTTCAAAAACAGTGAACAATATTGTAAAAGACACACGAATAAATACGGGAGTTATAACTAAATTCTATCCTTACTTGGATAAAGCAGAAGTTAAATTATCAAACGATAAATTAATTCTTTGTAAAATTTTACATCGTTATGGAGGGGAATTAATTGATTATTATACTCCTACAGGAGAGGAAGATTACTGTATAAAACTAAAAGAACCTTGTATACTTCCAAGAGAAGAACTAAACTGTTTAATAATAAATATTAACGACAATACAGAAGAATATTTATTATTAGGTTTCTATGAACCAAATGAATTGATAGGAATAAGTCCTGCAACTCAAGGAAACATGAAACTAATAACAAGGGGTGGAACAAATCAATTTTACATTAAATTTGGTTATGATGGCTTGAAAATTTCTTCTATAGACAAACCAGAAACTATTGTAGGTGAAATAGAAAATGAATCTGTAAAACTAGAATATGTTAATAAAGAAGAGGTTTATACAAAAAAAGAAATTGACAACATACTAAATTCTGGAATACATAATATTGATTTTTTAGCTAATCTGGATAATATTATTCAAGAATTAATAAATTATGGAGCATAAATTATGACTACTATAACAGAATTGTATAATCATTTAAAAACCTTGTGTAGGCAATGGTTTTACACTAAAATAGAAACTAATAATTTATTAAATCAAAAATCTGATTTAAACCATAGTCATGATGAAAAATACTTTGTTAAATCTCAAGTTTACAATCGTAGTGAAACTGATTTAGTAATTAGTAATGCAATAGGTAATCTTGAATTAGTTAAAGTAGTTAATGAGTTGCCAACTATTAATATTAATACTAAAGTATTGTATTTCTTACCAAATTCTAACGCTACTAGTTCTAATAAGTTTGATATTTATGTAAGGGTTAATGGTGCATGGGAACAAGTAGATAGTCTTAATATAAGTTTAGAAAATTATTATAAGAAAAATGAAGTTAATAATTTGTTAATTACTAAATCTGATGTTAGTCATAATCATGATGAGCGTTATTATACTGAGTCTGACATTGATGAGTATGTATTATCTTTGCGAAATTATGAACTTTATCAATTGAATAGTAGCATAGATATTTTGTATAATGATTTGTTTATAGAAGTAGTTGTTCATCAGTTGTCTAATGTTGGTTCAGGAGATCTTCCAAAAAGTTATGTCTTCACTATTCCTTCTAAGTATGTTCCTATGTATGCAGTTACTGTTCCTGTTTATAATATGAAGAATGGTGTTCCTTTTGGTCATATAAGATTAAATAAAAATGGAGAGTTAACACTTTTTGTAACTCAACGCACTTATACTGCTAGTGGTGGTACAACTGTTTATGGTACATTGTTTTATCCTCGTAAACCTGCTATTCCACCTATTGTTATTCTTTGTGATTCTCTTGATTTATTTAATAGTGGGCAATTAGTTACTCTAGCTGGTAAAACTGGTATTACAGGTAATAATATGTATTTGAAGAATCCTATTTCTTTGCCTGTGGGTTGTTCTATTGAATTTGATGTGTATCAAAGTAATAATAATAGTAGTTATATTGATATTCATCTTGGTGCTAATAATAGTGTTCATTCAATGATTGGAGTGAATTCTGTTGGTAAATTTGAATTTTATAAAGGTTTTAGTGGTAATTGGAGTATAAATAGTGTTTCTCCGTTTTCAATTCCTAGAAATCAATGGGTGCATGTTAAATATCTTATTGATGAAAATGGGTTGTTTACTGTTGAGTATGATGGACAGAGTTATTCAAAAGAATTAGAAGTAAATAATGTTTTAACTTATTTAAATATTCCTTCAAATTCTTCTGCAATTAGAAATATTATAATTACTGAATTATAAAAAAAATGAAGGGGTAATACCATGTTAAAAATAGATACTGAAAGTGATGATTATAGATTTTTCAAAACATTAAATGAAGATGTAAAATTAAAACCTGATGAATACAATCGTTGGGATATCCTCTTTGAAAATAAAGACTATAAAAATGTAACTGGAAACGAAAGTTTGATTAATGCAATTTGTATTGCAATAATGACTCGTTATCAAGAATTAACGAATACATTATATTCTAATTTTGGTTGTAGGGCTCATGAACTAATTAAAGCTAACCAATCAGAAATGGTGAGATATAAAATTGAATTATTCATAGAAAATGTTCTTGAACAAATGCGTAGAATAAAAGAAATCAATTGGATTAATGTTACTGAATATGAATCAGGGAAATATAAAGTAATTTTTAAGGTTAAAAGTATTAGTGATAGTTTTGTTGAAGGAAGTGTAACTCTATGAATTATATTCCTAAAGAATATGAAGAAATTTTTGAGCAAATGTTAAATGATTCATTAGAAAAAGGTTTAATTTCTCATGCTGAAGAGTTTCCATCATTTATTGCGAATAAAGAAGATATTAGTAATTATTATGTGATGGATAAATCTGTGATAGCTGAAATGTTTAGTATTGTTTATGAAGATATTACTAATGTTTATAATAGTATAAATATTGAAATAGCTGAAGGGGAAGATTTAGATAATATTGGGGCTATTGTTGGTGTTCCACGACCTCAAGCAACTTATGCTATGTGTGAATTATTATTTACATTTTCAGGATCTGATGAAGAAGATATTCTTATTAGTGATGAGGTAATAGTTGCAACTCAAAATAATATACAATACAAGTTACTTGAAGAAATTTATATTCCTGTTGGAAGTCAAGAATGTACTGTTCCAGCAATAGCAGTAATTCCAGGAGTAGATAGTAAAGTTATTGAAAATACTTTAACCAATATTCTTTCTGATTTAAGTATTAATTTAACATGCACTAATCCACAATCTAGTAGTGGTGGAAGTGAAGCATATGATGATAATGAGTATAGACAATTATTAATGAATTGGACTAAAATTCGATTAAAAGGTTCACAAGAAGCATATGAAAATTATTTTAATAATCTTGATGGTATTGATGGTTATAAATTAATTCCGAATTGGGATAGTACTGGAACTATTAAAATTGTTGTTGATCCGGGGTTTCCTTTTTATTAAATAAAATTTATGATGAATTACAATCTAATGTTGCTCAGTATAGTGAGGATATAACTGTTTTTGCTCCAACTAAAAAATATATTGATATTTATGCTGTTGCTAGTGTGAATATTGATAGGATTAATCCATTTTCAAGTAGTGAAAAAGAAATTATTTCACAAAAAATTAAAACAGGGATCAAAACTTTCATTGATGGAGGTTATTGTACTGATGGATCATATTATCAGGGTTTATTGATTGGGGAGGATTTTATTCCTCATAAATTAGCTGTTTTTTTAGATAATGAAATTAATGAATTAAAAAGCATTTCTTTTGATTTTCCTGAAAATTTTATTGAAATTTTAGATGAAGAAATTGGTGTAAGTAACAATATAACTATTGAGATGATTTAAAATGCCAGAAGACAGTTTAAAAAAACTTTTGAATAAATATCCTTATTTTTTAGATAAAAGGGAAATATCAAATTTTTATAAAAGTCAAAGTGTAACTAATAATCAATTTAAAAATGTGTACAATGATTTAAATAAATGTTATGAAAGTTTTCATATAAATAAACGAGTACTAATCTGGAGAGAACAATTTGAACCTTACAATTATATAATGCATTTTGTTGTAAATTATCCTGAAATGAAAACAATAAAAATTTATCAAAATGAGACTCTAATTCATGAAAAAACTTATTCTGAAAATATTAATAATAATTCATTCTTTTTTAATTATGAAAGCACAACAATCATTGAAGAAGATGATGTTGAAGCCGAAATAATTCCGAGTGATACTTTCATAGTTATTGTTGAAACATTTAATGAAATAATTATTAAAAAAGGTTTCCCCGAAAATGATACTCAATTAAATAATGAATTTGATCATGATTATAGTCTTGATAAATTTGGATTACTTAATAACATTCCAAGAAAAACATACATAACAGTAGAAAGTGATTATTATCCAAATACTGAACCTCCTTTTAATACACAATTAACTGAAGATGATTATCATTACATGAATAGAATACTTACTTATACTATTAAATTGCACAACATACCATTACCAGTTTTAGAATTATGGAAAACTTATAGTATTGATGCTGTATTAGTTAATCGTGAAAAATTACTTCTTAAAATGTTTAATATAAAACAACATGATTTTAATGAAGAAACGGATGGTAAAAATACTCAATTAATAGTTAATGAGTGGGTAGCTGAAAAATGGGAGCATAAAGATAAATTTTGTGATAATGCTTTGGATTTAGGATTGTATTTCTTTGTCATTCCAAACACAACTAATCCTGTGATTAATCAAGATGTTGCTTTTTCATTCATGTTTTTAAATAGTTTAGGTGAATCGATAGAATCAGATTACACTATTGATATTAATTTAAATAATAATCTTATTGAAGTAGATTATGATAGTAAAAATTATATTGCAAACTATGATATTTTAGATGAAGCAAATTTAAATCATTTTAATTTCATTGCTAAAAACAGTTTAGGTGAGATTATAGCTGAAGAAATGATTATTATACGAGTAAAAGGTTGTAATAATGGAGATTGGTATGTTAATGAAGAAACTGGAAATGATAATAATAATGGATCTAAAAATACTCCGTTTAAAACATTAGAAAAAGCAATAAATAGTGTTAATGGTTTAGCTAATCTTATTGTTGTTGAAGGAAATGTTAATATAGTGGGGGATGTTTTAATTAAAAAATCCTGTACTATTTTGGGTTGTTCAAATGGACAAATAACAACTCAATTCCCAGCTTTTTTCCAAATTCAAGGAGCTCATGAATTACAATTATCATTAATTAATATTAATTTAAAATATTCCACAGCCAATTTTTTTTGTCAACATGTTATTTTCACGAATCAAAATAATGAAGAATACAATTATGAAACCGTGAAAATATTAAAAGGATACTCAAAACTCACAATGACTTTAGACAAAGACGCTTATAGTAGTGATGAAGAAATTACAATAAATACCACATTAACAGATGAAAATAATCAAGAAATTAATAATGCAGTTATAAAAACATATGTGGATGATGAATTACAAGAAATGTGGTGAAAAAACAATGCCTTATGAGAAAAAATTAAGATAAAAAAAGAAGGTCAACACATTATCAGACAAGATTTTCTTGGAATGGATTTGTATTTTATGGATTCAAAATCGGTGAATGTAACAATAAATACTCCAATCATTCCAAATAATATTCAATTAACAAGCAATATAAATCAAGGTGAATATGGAGCAGAATATGTTTTATCAGCTATAGTAACGGATAATGAAGATTTGCCTATTAATAATTACTTAGTTCATTTTTATAAAAACAACACATTATTGGGAACTTCAAGAACTAATATTGAAGGTATTGCAATATTAAATAATGTTATTGTTGATGAGGTCTCTGAATTTCATGTAAAATATGGTGATAAAACAAGTAATACAGTAATTATTACAGCTATTGTTCCACAAGATATAATTTTAACTCATATTTGTAATAATATGACATCTAGTGGAACTACAATATTTAAAGCAGTTTTAAAAGGGTCTAATAATAATGTTATGCAAGGCAAACAAATACAATTTTATAAAGGAGAAGAATTACTTGGAAGCACTATTACAGACAATAATGGTGAAGCTTTATTCACATACTTTAATATTAATGGAAATATTTCCATCACTGCAAAATATGAAGACTTAGAAAGTAATTCTCTTAAAATTGATTATCCTCATTTTATAATATTAGAAAGTAATAATTCAAGAGCTTTATTAAATAATAATGTTTACTTAACTGCTAAATGTTATGATACTCAAAATAATATTTGTAAAAATATTCCATTAGAATTTTATAATCAAGATCTATTTTTAAAAAATGTTACTACTTCTGATAATGGTGAAGCTAAACTTGTTTATAAAGTAACAACTAAAGCAGATCTTTCGTTTAATGTTAAATTTCAGAGTGTTGTGAGTAATAATTTACTAATTAATTATGAAGAACGATATTTAACTACTTGGCATATGCGAAGTAATAAATTTGCTCAAGATAATACTAGGGTTCATATTTTTTTCACTGCATTAGATCAAACTTTAACTCCATTTTCAGGACATGTTTTTTCATATACTTATTATGGTTTATTGATGGAGGGTTATGATCCAGTTTCAGTTAATCCTAAACAAACAGATCCGACAAGTCATTTAGGTTTGTCTGAGATAAGTGGAGTGATACATGATATTCAGAATATGGGTTCAATAGTTACATGTAATAATAGGAACTTACAAGTTCATGAAAGGGTTGTGTTGAATTCTAATTTGGCAACTAAAATAGAATTATCTTCGGATATTATTAAAGCATCTGAAGGAGAAAATATTACTTTTGTCATTACTCTTTATAAAAGTTTAGAGAATAATGTATTTGTTAAGTTGCCTAATACTACTGTGAAATTATTATTATGGGGAACTGAACTTATACATGAAGGTAAAACTAATAATAATGGTGAACTTACAGTTACAATGCCTTATACTTCGTTAAAAGATTACTATGGTGAAGGTAAATTATCATTCATTGCCACATCAAATTCTATGAATTATCCATATAGTAATGTGGTTAGCATCACCCAAAAAATAGAATAAAAAATGTAAAAAGGAGTTCTTTTTTTATGACTGAAAATTGTAAATATTTTAGGCATGAACCAGATTATACGCCAAATAACTTTGATATTTATATGGATTATACTGGTATACCATCTAACATTCCAAAAGAAAATGCGAATGATTTAAAAAATAGATTGCAAAAAACCATGCCTTTAACAAAGAAAATTCATTTAAATTTAGAAACTGAAACTATTCAAAAAAATAATGTGTTTGATATTCACACATTATTGAAAATAGATAATAAAAAGGTGAAATTAATATGATTAACATAAAAGGAACTTATAATATTTCTTTTAAATTCCAAAACATGTTTTTAAATGAAGAATTTATTGTCTCTGGTGAAAATATTATAACTTTATTAGGAGAATCTTTTTTTCTTAACAGAGCAATAAATGAATATTTTTCTCCAATTCAATATATTGTTATTGGTGATGGGATAAATAAACCTAAAAAACAGATTTTACTTTAGGACATGAAACTAGTAGGAAAAAGTGCATAACCAAAGTTGATTTGCAAAAAAAGCAAATACTTTTAATTGGTTCTTTTAATGTATCTGAAATGATTGGAACTACTGAGATAGGCACAAGTAATGGTGATATTCTTATTAGTCATGATGTTTATGATAAAATAGATGAGTCATTTCTTAATCCAAGTGTTGGGGATATTAGGGTTGAATATGGTTTTCAATTATCAACAGGTAGTCTAAAAGGAGATTGGAGTGAATCTGAAAACAACACTTATTATTCTTATGAACCAAACGAAGTCATTGGAGTTATTGAAGATGGAAAAAGTGGTTATAAAAATGTTAACTCTTTAAATGAATTAGTTAATGGTTCTTATTATTATGATTTAACCACTAAAAATTTGTATATTAAAACTACTAATGCATTGTCTCCAAATTATCATGAAATCATTGTGCAGGTGAGATAAATATGAGTAAAAAATGTAAACCGAAGTATAGTTTTAGACAAAAAATATTTATATTAAATGTGACTAATAGTAATATGAGTAGAAATGCTTATATTAATAAAGATATCCCACTTTCTAAAATTCATGAAGTTAAAGCTGATTTAAAGCATTACATA